AGCCGGGTGATGGTGGCACGATGACGTAACCGCCGTCGCCGCGCACATCGATGCCTGGTGCGATGCGATCGTTGCTGTTTTTGACGCGCTGGCCGGGATGCGCCAGATAGATATGCAGGCCACCGGAGCCGGTTCGGATGGTCCGGGTTTGCGGCATGCGGTGGCTGTTGGCGTCTAGCCATGCACCGCCTTGACGGTGCTCCTTGATATCCACGTCCACCACGACGACGCCAGATACCTCCCCTGTTGGCATGCCGATGAATGCGGCGCCAGGTCGGGTGAACTGGGAGCGGACGGCTTCGGGATCTGTGGTGGCGTCTTTGAACCCGTTTGGCGTCACGGGGCGTTTTTGGGAGTCGCACGCGAACACAGGAACGCCCATGGTCGCGGCTGCTTCGGCGAGCGGATTGGCGTCCGTTCGCTGCGCCATGTAGGCGCGGAATGGCGATGTCATCACGGCATACCTCGGGACAAAATGAAAAAGCCCGCGTTGGCGCGCGGGCGTGTGCGTGTCAGTCGATTACCATATCAGAATGGTATGTCGTCGTCTCCTATCGGACCATTGCCTACCATGTGCAGTTGGCGGAGACGTTCGCGGGTTGACGTATAAACGGTTTCGAGAAACGTCATCCATTGTTCGTAGGACCATTTAGCCATATCGGTTTGGCCCAGGCTTTCGATGTAGGCGCCAGCCTTTTCAGATGCCGTCTGAATCGCCTCAATTTCAAAGTCATTTGGCTCCACGATCTTAATCTCCGCGTCCGGCCATGTCGCTAGGATCTCTGCTATAAGCGGGTGGCCAAGGATAGTCTGTCCAGTAGACATAGAGCCTCCCGCATTTCGGGCAGGTTGCAGGTCCGGCTTTCGCCTCCCATTTAGCGTGGCACGTCACGCATTCGAGTTTAGCTTTCAAACCGCACTCCTACGATTTCTGTGTATTTGCCAGCCGGACGCACTTGGATATGCGTCGGCGTTTGGAGTGATGGCGATGCGGTCACAGCTTCCATGATACTCGTAGGCACGGGGCTTGGGGACCTTTTCCGCCACCATTGGATTGCCTTTTCACGCGGATAGCCTGTGTGCTGGAAGCATACCCACTCGCTATGAGTGACCAGCCCACACAGGTAATCGACGCGCATGGTCGGAGGCTTGTCGGGTTTTTGATGCAGCTTGTATCCGACGCGTGTGACTTCCAGCCACTCGGGGCGAAGTTGCGTGGAGAGGATGGCTGCTGTGGACGCGAACGCGCTGAGCTCGGGTTGCGGGGCTGGGAATTCGTGGCCGCACTCGCTGCACTGGCGCACGCTGGCGTGGCAAATGGTCTGACAGTCGGGGCACGTCTTAACGGGCGCGTCGCCACCGCCATCGCCTTTGCGCTTTACCTTGCCGTCAACGCGGTCGAGTGGCCCGTGGCGCAGAGTGTTACCAGCGCAGTCCAAAATTAGACAGTTCTCTTTTCCGTTGGCCAGACGGGTGCCGCGTCCGAGCATTTGACAATACAGCCCGACAGACTTCGTTGGGCGCAACATGGCGATAAGATCGATGCCGGGGGCGTCGAAGCCGGTTGTAAGCACGCCCATATTGGTGACGGCGCGGAGTTTGCCGCTTTTGAATGCGGCCAAGATCCGGTCACGCTCTGGCGTTGGCGTGTCGCCAGTCACGGTTTCGCAGGATATACCGTGGCTTCGGATTGCGTCGCGGATGTGTGTAGCGTGTTGCACGCCAGCGCAGAAGATAAGCCATGAGCCACGGTCGGCGCCATGGCGGACGATTTCAGCGACGGCGCTTTGATTGATGGGATCGAGGTCAACAGCGCGTTCTAGCTCGCTGGCGATGAATTCGCCTCCGCGCGTGCCGACGCCTGACACGTCAAGCTGTGTATCGGTTTTCTTTGGCACGACGGGAGCGAGGTATCCTTGCTCGATCATCTGCAGGATAGGCACTTCGTAGGCGACATCGGTAAACAACCGGCCTTCGCCTTCATGCAGCAAGCCGGTCTTCATACGGTATGGCGTAGCGGTTAGTCCGATCACCTTCAGCATCGGGTTGATCTGGCGCAATTCGCGGAGGAATTGGCGATACATGCCGCTTTCTGATTCGCCGAGAAGGTGCGCTTCGTCGATCAACACGAGATCGCACCGTTGAACGCCATAGGCGCGTTTGTAGATGGATTGGATTCCAGCGAATAGGATCTGCGCGTCAATGTCGCGCTTGTTCAGTCCGGCGCTGTAGATGCCTGCCGGGGCTGTGGGCCATAGGCGGATAAGCGCGGCGTAGTCCTGTTGGATAAGCTCACGGATGTGCGTCAGGACTAGAACGCGCGTGTCCGCCCATCCTTCCACCGCTTCGCGGAGGAAGGTGGCAAGAACTATCGACTTGCCGCATCCTGTCGGAAGCACGATAAGCGGGTTGCCATCGTTGGCGCTGAAGTAGGAATAGATGGCATCCACAGCTTCACGCTGATAGGGTCGAAGTTCCATCACTCAACCTCATCTCTCCAAACGCGGCCATCGCGCATCCGGTATTCAACCCACGTCAGATGCTCATCTGCGTCTACTTGTTCGCCTGGCACGATATGCGGGATAAACAGGTGCCCGCCGCAGCCTTCGTGTTGTTGGGATGTTGTCGGGTTTATGTTGTGCAGCGCGCAATCCCATTGCCCATCTGCGGCCGGCGTGGAGTGCAAGCATGTGCGGCAGTTGCGTTCCGGGAATTTCTCGCCGTGGCATAGTTCGCGATGGTCGCAGAATTTGCATTCAAACCAGTTGGCATCGTTTGAAATGCGTTGTGGCGGAATTGGCGCGTTGATGATGGATTGCGCTTTGGCTACAAGGCGCGCGCCCTCAACGGGATCTGAGTGAATGCGTTCGGCGTATAGTTCGTCCGTGTCTTTGCACACGGCGAGATACAGCGCGCGGTCTATGCCGCCTAGATGCATGTATGTGATCATCTGGGCGTGGTGGAGCGGCTTTGCTTTTTGCACGCCTTCGCGTTTTAGCTTCTCGAAGCCTTTGATGTTAGATGTCTTAAATTCGCACAAGTGCCAGGATTTAGGCGCCTCAGGAACGCCGAGCGCTACTCCGTCCATGGAGCCGCCGAAGTGTCCGGTTTCGTCGCGCACTTGGAATTGCCGTCCGGTTTCGGGATCGACTTCGAGCACGGTCACGCCGATAGATCGGAGGTCTTCAACCAGCCGGTCTTCTTGTTTGTGGCCGGTCTGAAACAGACGGAGCATCCGCCCGCTGAATGAGATGCGGGTTGTCCATCGGAATGAATACCAGAGGGCGCGGGCGCAGTTGGTCCCGATGATTGACGCGCCCATGTGGGCGCGCCAGCCATCGTCCTGCCTTGCTTCGTATGCGGCGTAAATCGCCTCAACCGTTAGACTGTGGCAAGGCGGTATCGCGACCATCAATAAAATTCCTACTTAATTTCTTCCGCGTCAACGCGCCGCAGCAATGACACTTTAAAAAGCTTCTCAGTGCCATCATCAGTGCAGACTATAGCGAAATTCCTGTCCGCATCCTCAGCCTCTGTCATCGACGTAACAACGCCGATGACAGCCTTGCGAGTGTGTATAACCGTGTCGCCAATTGTTATCGGTTTCATCAACCAGCCTTACGCCAGGGTGGCGTGTTTTTGGCTGGCTTAGCTGCCTGAAGCGGCGTTGGCTTGCTGACGGCGGAAGTCGCGCCAGTTGCGGGCTTGTATCCACCGATTTCGTTCTGCGCGTCGCGCATCGTGCCGCTTTTGTCGGGACCAGCAGGACGCACCTTTACCACGATCGTCATGGGCAAGAAGTGCAGTTCTTCGCTGTCGCTGACGTTCAGCTTACCAACGGCACGGCAGATTGCGGACAGGTCGCGATATGCGATCTCGACCGCCTTTTCGTTGGAGTTGAACAGATTGAGGTTAGTCCAGATCTTGCGGCCATCGCACGGTCCGCCCGTGATCTGAAATTCAAGCTGCAGGTAGGAGCCACTGCCGCTCTTTGTGTCGCGCATTTCGCTGGCGACGATCTGCGCCGCGTATTCCCCAGCGGGAATGATCTCGCGCGGGGCATTCGGCTCTACCGTCGTCGCGTCGAATGTCTGGCCTAGACTCGCCATCGGTTACTCCTGTGTTGCGAAGTATGGAATGCCAGCAGCAAACTGTTGCCAGTCGAGCGGCAACGTATCTGGCAGGTTGTAACGCTGCTTAGCCGTGAAGCCTGGGCGTTCTTCCGTGAACAGCAACCGCTCGCCGGAACCTACGCCGCGCGTGGCCTTCTTACCAAAGCCAGCATCCGCCTTAACGACGGTCGTGCGATAGTTTGCAAACGCCAATACGTCACAGTTTTCTGACACGAGGGCCGTGACGCGATCGTGCAGCTTCATGACGTAGCGCGAATAAGGCTCTGTATCCGGCGCCTCGAAGCGAACGATCTTGCTATGAGCCGTGGCTATAATCGTCATGTTACGTTCGTCTCGGAGTGCGTTAAGCCCGTCCAGAATGACGCGCCATGCCTCTGCGGCTGCGAGATAGCCCTTCCCGTAGCCTGGGGTTTCGAGGTTTTGCCAGTTGTTTGACTTTGCGACGTGCGCGGCCACCAGAGGCTCAAGCCAGTCGAGGCTATCCACAACAAGGGTTTGGAAGTCGTGCGCCTCGCTGTAGAGCGAGCCGATCGCCTCCATTACTTCGTCATACGTCTTCAGCAAGCCGAATGACGGCGCTTCGATGTTGGAAAGCCCATCCTCAGTTTGGATGAAAATGGGGTTCGGTGCGCAGGATGCGAACGACGTTTTGCCGACTCCATGCACGCCGAATATCACGACGCGCGGCGGCTTCGGCTTCGCGCGCCGCACTATACTCGCGAGTGAGATTGCCATTATGTGTGCTCTGTTATGATGATCTCATAGGAAGGCTTACCGGCCTTCACGACGCGCGCGGGATCGAAGATGCGCTTGATGGACTGCGGCCACGCCTGATAGCGCCCCTCTGGCACGCTATACTTAATTTGCACGTAGTCCTCAGGGTCTTCCTTCCATTCGTCGCGGATGACGGCGACCGCGCGCGCTAGTGTAGCCTGATCATAAGTTACGTTCTTCGGCTGATCAGCCACGACAACTTCATTCGCGTATGTCAGGCGAACGCGGCCAGTGTCCTTACCTTCTGCGGATCGCGCTTGCTGCGCCAGTGCGCCGTATTTTATATGTAGTGCGGCGGAAATTTTCTCGTCATACGCCTTAGCGGATGCGAGTAGTTTGGCCACGTCTTCAACGAGTAGGGCAAGCATATCTGCCGGAAGCTTTGCGACTTCGTCGGCTCTCATGCTGCCCAACTCGGCCAGAGTGGGGCGGTTGCTGGTCACTTATTACTCCTTGTTACTATTCAAAGCCTGTTTGATCTCGGCCACGCGCCGAAGCGCGTCCTGGTTGCCCTTGGCCTCCCAATGGGCCTCGGCTTCGGGCACGGTGAACCATCGGCACCCCGCAGCGATCCGTGGGCCGTCCGCATGAGAAACCCCAATGAAACGGTATCCCCTCGGATCGATCCCGGCATCATAGATGCCTTTAGCATCGCGTAGGTCTGCCCAGCGTAGGTCCGCATCGCGGAGGTTCGCCCATCGTAGATCCGTATCGCGTAGGTCCGTCCATTTGAGATTCGTCCTGCTGAGGTCCGCCTCGCGGAGGTCCGCCTCGCGTAGGTCCTCCTCGCGTAGGTCCGCCATGCGGAAGTCGCGGACGCCGCGGGCATATGCCGAAAGAAATTCGTAACGTGTCATATGTCTGCGTCCTTCTCTGTGGAGCACACACTATGCCGTCGCGGGATACTCCGTCAAGGACTGTCTGCGTCCGCGCCGGATCGTGATTAGAGCGGCTGCGGCACCCGCCAGTAGCGCCATCGTGGCGGGTTCGGGCACATTATGCGGTGCATGGTGGCCGTGGTGATGCGGTGGGTATACGCGGTGCCACGGATCGGATGCATATGCGACGCACGCCGCGAACGCGGGTAGGCTCACAGCGCCCACCACAGCCGCCGTAACGGCCTTTGAGCGCGGGCGCCTTAGCTTGCCCCAGTTGACGACGCCGCGCCCCTTGCGTGGCTTGCTGGCGGCGCGCGTGAGGCATCGGATGATGATGGCTAGCATGAGTGCAGCGCCGCCCATCGCCCCATCAGGCACGCTTCAGCGCGCCCATCGTCCTTAACCCGCTTGAACACATCCGCCGCACCAGGCCATAGGCGCACTGCCATTTGCCGCGCTGCTCCTTTATCGGCTGGCACGCCAGCCTTGCGCTTCCAGTCGGCGGCGCGGACGATCTGCACGGGAACGCCCATGCCAGCCGCAACGCCCTCGATCAGCCCAGCGGCATAGCCGAAGGTGAATGTGCTGGCCACGCCTTGCTTCGGCATCGCGGAAACCCCCTCGATGACCACGAGGTTAGGCACGCGCGCCTTTAGCAATGCGGCCACGCCAGCGGCGGATACGCGGAGTTTCCCGCGCACTTCGATTGCTGGCATGTCCTGCACGTCGATTAGATGCCCGTCGCGCGAGAGCCATGCGATAGCTCCCTTCGCGCCGGGGTCAATCGCGCAAATCATGGATAGCTCCTGTCTTTACGGCCCACGCCGCGAATTCCGTAGGGAGTTCTTGCAGCCGCAGCGCGGGAGAGCATGCCGGGTAATAGACGACGTATGTTTCGTTGTCCGTGTCCGTCACCACGCGCGGCGCTTTCCCGTTGCGCGGGACGTAGCGGCCAAGGCGGATCATCTGATCGCCACATAGGAGATTGCAGCCACAGAAGTTCCGCCGGATACAAATGCTGCGATCATTGCAAGTTCAGGCTGACCGTTTGCATACGCGACAACTGCCAAGGAACCGTTCAGCACGGCATTAAAGGCCGCGAATAAAAATTGGATCATGATTACCTCGGCGCCATAGCCATAGCCAGCGGCGTGTCGCTAAACTCGCCCAACGCGCGCATGTAGATCGCCAACAGGTCCTCTTTATCCTTCCGCTTAGCGCGCTTGCTGTCGTCTTCCATGCGGCGCTTCACAAGCACCATGAGCGCGGAAGGATCGAAGCCCGCGCTCTTAGCCTCAGACTTCAGATCTTTCATCAGAGCGGCGCACTGTTGCCGTTCCTCTTCCATGTTCTGCATGCGCTGCAAGAAGCTTTCGAGGCGCGTTGCGTCGATACCGCCTACGCGCGGCTTCGGGGCTTCGATCTCGATTACGTTTGTCATGCTCTACCTTTTTCTGCATCGTCAAGCGCATAAGGAACCGCAGCGATTGCTGTTTCGCGCGTGTATTCCTCGCAGACCATGGATGGATATTGATCACACACAGCATACCACATGCCTGTGCCGTGAGAATAATGGACGCGGATTGTCAGACTGCGCAGCCGCTCCACGTATTGCGCGAGCATGGCCTGAGCTTCTGGACTACCCATCGATTTCAACCCGATGCCGCCCGATCTCGCCGCGCTCCGCGTGGAACGTTATTGCGGTCAACGCGCGGCTTGACCGATACCCTTGGCCAGCATTCCATGCGTCTCGGCCAGCGGGCGATGTGAGAGTTTCCACACGCACACCAGCAATTTCCTTGGCGCTGCCGTGATGCCGGTGGCCAGAGAGGACCATTCGGAACTTGGTTTTGCCCCAATCCTCAGCGCAGTCCACCGCCATTGCCAT